CTCATCGTCATCAGATTCATATGACACCTCTTCATATTCCGACTCACCACTTGACTCGGAGACGTAGTGCTTCGTCTCTTCGACCTGCGGTCTAGTGGCAAATAAGTCACGAGGTTGTGCCATAAGGTAGGCGAGCGTGTGTCGCTTGCGCAACTGTGCCTGCCTATTGGCATCAGTGAGCATGGGCGTCCTATACAAGCCAATTGGTGCGCCACGGTGCGTGTCAGTGGTGTGCGCGTGTCGCACGTGGTTGTGCAGCTTGCGCTTGTGTTTCAAGCGATCAATTGCACCGACAAGCGATGCGGCTGTCGGTCGTGGGATCTTGTCCAAATCAATGACGAGATTGCCACGCTTATCCACGGTGACGTGTGGTCCATACTCGCGTTCGGTATGGGCTAACCCTGGTGCTGGTTGTACGTCGATGTACAAGTCACTCACGTAGCTAGCCTCGTACACGTCGTCAGGAGCGCTCTTGACCTCGAGTCGCGAGCCAACCGCAATAGCACCATGCGTTGCGTCGTATGCACTTTGGTGAGTGGTCACCGCAGTGATGCCATTTGTCATAACGTCAGGGTCACTCGCTGGCATTGAGGGCGAGAACTCGCTGATGAACACATGGCCTTCGGCCGTCGAGTTGATGTAGTCAACGCCGTCACCCACGCGTGAGTGGTCATAGGAAGTGTTGTATGACCAGTCAGACTCGCTGTAGGCACCAAGCGTGAAGACATCCGTACAGCGGCTGACCCCATTGCGGTGGGTTGCTGCGGACTTAGAGCTACCAGCAATAGCACCGAGCCGTTCCGTGCTATAGTAGTTTGATGACGATGCGTCGGCAACGTTATCGCCATATACCGTGGTAGCCCAGAGGGCATTGTTGGAGCGGTCATTGGAGGCACCATACCTGCCATAGGTGACAGCTAGGTCGGTATACATGGTGCTTGTGCCGCTGTAGGTGCCCTGGTGCATGGGCAGCCCATACCGAGTGTTGACATTGTCGGCGACGGTGATGAGCAGCGGGATGCCAAGCTTGTTCGTGAACCGCAACGCGCTGCCAATGGCGTGTTCGACCCCATCACTCAAAATCGTGGTTGGCACCACATCGACGTCAATGACTTTGGCCATGGCCGCGGGCATGGCGTTGCGTAGGGCATCGCGGAACAACGCCCGTGTAGGGTACGCGACGTGCGACCGGGCGAATGAGTCAGGCGTGTGAGCCATTGCACGGTAGTGGTCCACACCATCGTGGTCTTCAAGACGCTGCGACAACAATGGCTGCCAGGGAGTGGACCATGCACCCATGGCCAAAACGTCTGATGACCCGGTCATCTTAGTCGTGGCCGACGCGATGGCCCTCGCGTCGTCGTAGAAACCAGCCGTGACCTTGTACGTAGCCACAGATGGTTTGAACAAGCGCAACGCCGGTATTGCAAGATTGTCACTTAACGGCGTTTTATACTGACGTTCACTGACCCGGATCGTGACCGACAACCAAAGCTCGACGCTGATGGGGTGCTCTGGAGCCGCGCCGGTGGACCGGTAAAAGAACTGTCCACCGATCGTGTTGTATGGTTGTGTATTGTCGCTGTCTTCGAGGTAGAGGTTGCGTGGCAGATACTTGGGATCAATGCGCTTTGTGCCAGCAGCCCTGGCTGTCTTGCGGATGACATGAGACCGACCAGCCAACTCAGCGTACGTGCGGGCATCGAGCACCTCCTTTGGGTCGGGTGACCACCCAAAGATGTAGCCACCGGTGGCAAAAGCGTTGCTGTGGCTCACGGTACGCAGTGACATATCCACCACAGACCACTTCTCCCAATTGAGCGTTGGGGTGCTGATCTGGCCGGGCATGGTGCGCGGCGTGAACTTTGACTGCCACGTCGACGCAGTCAATGTTGTCACGATGAACTCAACTTTGAACGTGGATGAATCGTCACCGGGGGTGACAATGCGGCGCTTGCGTTGCTTGGCGTGCATCTTGTTTCGCACGGCCTTGTTGTTGCGTCGAGGCTCGGTGCGTTTGGGTGGCATGCCGATCCACCATGACGTCTGCCTGAGACGTTCGAAACCAATGTCATCCTGGGTTGCGCCTGGCATGGTGCCGATTTCGACATGGCCATACTTCTCGTTGCCTGGCGGCATGATGATGATGGACAATGAGGAGTCACCCTTCTTGAACCTGGGCGTACCGTCGATCCAGTAGTAAGTGGCGCGTACGAGGTCAGTGAACTCTTGTACAGTGGGCGGCCCGGGCAACATCTTGACGAGGTGACCGCGCTTAGCAAGGCGTAGCAGCTCACGGGCGCAGGGAGCCTCATGCCATGACGGTCGCACAGGTGCCGAACTAGTCGCTACGAGGGTGGGGTCGGGCACGGTGGCCACGTCCGGTTTGATCTCGTAGGGCGGCTCAGCGGGCAGGACATCAACGATTTTCCCTGCGGCTATCAGTGACTTCACAAAGAGCTCGCTGTGGACATTGCCAACGCTAGACTGAATTCGCCGCTCAAGGTCGTGTAACTCCTGCGGTGAACAGCCGATCACTTCGGCTACGAAGTCGTATGTTGATGCAGTGGCTGATGCGCGGCTGGGACTAGGCTGGATAACATAGTCGGTGGCCATCGCCAGCGCATCACCACAGAGCGCAATGGCACGTTCGGCCGCAACACCGAGCACGGGAATGAAACCGCTTAGTTGCCGTCTCGCAAGCGCGTCGCCCTTCACCAATGCCAACAATTTCTTAGTGGCAATGCCGTGGTCCCTGTCATACCAGTATGCCTTGTTGATACTCGCAGGGTGTGGACCCCACACGGTGCCGATGTCGGTGGGGTAGAACAAACCCGACAGGTACGTGGCCAAGTGCGTCCCAGTCGTTCGCGTGACGGGCTTGTGGACTAGGCCGTACATTGCATACTCGGCTTGGAAGTCGATGTTTAGATCGACATCGGACGTGATGATCAGATCGTCGCCCATCACGTATACGTGTGTGGAATCCATACGTAACCTGGCCATCAGTTCAGACGCCCCCAGGTTGTACTTCTTGGCGAGGATGTGTGTGGTGATCACGAGGTTGAGCAGTGAGTTACCGAGTGACGTGTTGGGGTCACCACTGCGCCGTTGCGTGCGCACGGAGATGCGGCCCAATCGGGATGCCATCGTCGTGGGCATCCCAGTCAACATCAATTCAAGGACGTCTGGGCTAAATCCCGCCAACCTATACATGTGCAGCTCAAGCAACAAATGAGGCTCTGCGATGCGCGCATCGAACGCTGACATATCACCCTCGTGCACATAGCCGTGGTTGCCCGGCTCGATCGTGCCCAATTGTTGCGCGTTCCACCCATAGGTCCACGTGACGGGGAGGTCAGCCGTAGCGTTGGCAATTTGGCTGCTGAAGGCCTTGGTCCACATGCCCACCTCGCGTTGGTAGTAAGCGTTGCGCGTGAAGATCAATCGGGCTTTCTGGTCGGCTTCCTCGACGTAACCGAATGATGACACCTTCTCTCGTTTCACAGAAACGACCCCGAGTTTGTCGAGCATGTCAGGCGTGGCCTCCTCAAGGCGCTTCCGTTTGGCTCCGTCCTTGATGGTTTGAATGAACTCGTCACGTTCATATGGCACGGCGGCCGGCAAGAGGCACATGAACTCATCAGCGAAGTCCCACAGTTCGCTCCACCTATCCTGATCGATTGGTAGGCTGGCAACGTTGCACCTCTTGTTGAGTGTGTTGCTTAGGTTCCACTCGTTATCAACCACCATGCGAGGCGCGTCACCGAACGTGATGGGGCCAGGCACTAGCATGGCGGTGGGACGCAGGGGGAATGTCGTATCGCGGACTTCGAACCACCCATCCGTGCGGCTGCAGGGCGTGTCACTAACTGGCATTGCGACGCATGAGTCTTCCCTAAGTGTCAGGAGGTGGGGGTTGCGCTCATACGATGGGCGCATTGACAAGGCAAAGTCGACAGCTTCCGACCACGGGACCCTACGAGTCCAGGTGGAACCTGACGGCTGACACATATCGAGTATGACGGGCAGGATGAAGACGAGCGGGTTCGGACACGAGCGCTTGGGAATGGCGTAAAAGAGTGCCATGAAACGTTCCCAAGCTGTAGGGGGCATGCTGATGTTGTAGGACAGCACGATGATTATGGCCACACACGAAATGACCTCATACCAGTAAGCGTCACAGACGCCGTTGACATCTACGTATCCCCTACTTAACATGTCAAAATCCCTGGCGATGATCGCCTCCGATGCACCTTGAGCGGATGTGCATTTGGCGATGACAGTACGACGCAGCGTGTCGGCGTCATACTTTGCGTTCTTAAGGGCAGCGTACGTATCGACTACGCCGCCATTAAAGGTGTGTTCTACACCTGAAATCTCCACTGTTAGTGGAGTTGCGGCCTCAAGGGGCCGCGTGCGCGCTCCGGGGGCGCGGGGTGTCTCGAGCGTGTTTTGCAAATACGGGTTACCAATCCGTTTTGCCGGTGTCGGGCTGGAAGAATGAGAAGTCATTTTTCGCCTGATAATGCGCGTCAGCGATTCGCGCGCATACCACATTCGTGGTCGACCATGGCATGACACCGCCATGGTGATGGGGCTCGTGCGAGCCAAGATACCCGTGTTTGCAAGACAACGGGGCGAGTTTCAGTGGACCTGGGCCTTCACAGTAGTATTCAGAACAATGCCATCGTGCTTAGTTGGTTACCACGTTGAGACAAACGTGGACGTCCTAGATCTGTAATCCTTCACAGGGGCGCACCCTAACACGGAAACGATCACCACACACTACGCCTGTCGACCACCATTGACTCGGTCGGCGCGGTGCGCGGAGGCAGACTTTGCACATGACATTGACTTCATGCTATAGCTCTGGCCAAGGGCAGGGGGTCTGTTGTGCTGCAGTCACAACCCCCACCCACCAATATAACTCTTGGGCATACGCGACGACTGTACAGTCGTTTGCCTCGCGGGCCCCGACAAACGCTAACGCCTGCAGAA